CGCCACGCACCCCCCCAGAACCCCCCAGACGCTCGGAGATCAACGAACACCCACACCTGCGACCAGACACACCCCCCCGACGTCCACACCCCCTACGGGTCAACCAGCCCAGCCGGTCCCCCATTGAGAACCACCACCGGCCTAGGTCGCACCCGCCCCCTCGACGCCGACAGACGAACATCGATCTGTTCGGCAGGCCACATGCTCAACATCTTCAGGAACTCAGGGTCCAAGAGTTGTCGTACCCACGCCTCAACTATCGGCGGGACAGCCTGCCCATCGAGATCGTCAGCGCCCACCACGAAGCCATCCTGCCGTCGAGCCCTTCGTTGAGACGTAAGCGACACCGGCAACACTGGTGCGGCCGACCCGTAACGTCACCGTGGACCCTGACACTCATGAAGCGTGGCTGACAGGCCGCCGGTCATGCGGTCATGTCTCCTGTCGAGTCGGGCATGTCTGCCATAACACGTTCTGCGGTGCCACCGATTGAGTAGCCCCGCAACTTCCCAGACTTCACCAACTCCCACGCCCACGGCTCCCACACGACACCGAGGAACACGGTGTTCGGTGGGTACGTCATAGCGTGTGACGACTCGTCCGCTTTCAACATGGGGACGGTCACCGCCCACGGCCATGCCATGCACTCGACCCACTCACCGGCCACGACCTCCAGATTGTGTTGGAGTCGGATACGGCGATCACCGGAGCGTACGTAATCCCAGACGGCTGACTGCAACGACTCAGCATCTGTCCATTCTCCGTGCGCGTCGATCGTGTCGGGCACGTACATGGGGCCAAGCGTGTATCGCAGAGTCGCGTCGGCCTTACTGATCTGCACTGAACCTGCTGACATGTTCGTCTGCTTGTCTGACTCGACGAGTAGGGTCTCGTCGATGATCCACAACTTGCACAGCCCCTCAGGCTCGACCTGACCGCCCACAATCTCGCAGCCACCACCACCCTCGTAGAAGATGCAGTTCTTACACGCCATGCCCTGCTGGGCGAACGGGTTACCTGAGGCTGCCATGTAGTGGGCACCCTCGCTGCCACTGGTCTGGTCGTAGAGACCGAACATCTCCACTAGCAACTCGTGGGTCTCGTACATAGCAGTCTGCCGTTCGCTGAGATAAGGCTCGTACTGGTCTGCCTTGTCCATGCTCACTCCAATGGTGTCGACGGCTGCTGCTGCTCTCTTGCGTCGCCCGCGACCGGGCATGATCGTGTCGACGTGTACGTCACTCATCGACGGTGAATCCTTCATCAGTGAGTCAACGATGCCACTGACCCACCGCTGACCCGGGTCACCACCCCACGCATCCCATGCCACGCGCCCCGGGCTCGGGTAACCCCTCTCGCCAGCGTTGAACCCTTCAGCCTGACGGTCTACCTCGTGACGGGCTAGGTACGAGTTCATACGTTTCACCGTGTCAACGCTGACCGCATCGCCTCGTGCCAACTGGGAGGCTCGGGCTCGACCGGTGTCAGTGAACCCTGACCCTGCCTTACCCTCTGCGATCCAGTCGAGGGCTCGTTGCGCTACCACCTGCACCCCCTTCGGGGGCGTGTACGTGTCAGCGGTGGCCTTGTGTGCTGCCCGCATCTGAGCCAAGCCCAGACACATGGGACCCTCGACCGGTTCAGTCAGACCACATGTCCTGCACCTGACTCGACCATCACGGGTAGCGAACCGTGCTGCTCTGAAGGGGTGAGGGTCGACGGCTATCTTGCGCTTACGGTTGCGGGCGATCATCCGGTTCTCAACCTCAAATGAGGTGCCCTTCGACATGCCCAGTCGTTGTGCCAGTTCGGCAAGCAGTGTCTCGACGACACCAGCGGCAGGCTCCTCGTCGGTGTCGTCCATCTCGGTGGGGATGATGTACACCTCGACACCGTCGGGGGTGTCGACTCGGACGACGTTCACACATTCGATGCCCGCCTGATACGCCTGTCGTAGGGCGGCGATCATCTCAACCGAAAGGTCAGGGGGATACGTGTCGGGGTTGGTGAGTACGGCTCGGGCTAGAAGTTCCACGCCGCTCATTCTACGGGTGAGATCAGTACGTCAGACCATCGACGGCCGGGTCACTGTCACTAGGCTCGATCATCTCGGGCACATCACCTGACCAGACACCTGCTGCTGCCTCAGCGAAGCCTAGGAGACTCGTGACCGCGTCGATGGCCAGCAGGGCCATGCTGCGAGAGTCAGCGGGGTCGATCACCAGACGCTCACTCGTCGGTGTCGGGTACACGGGTATGTCGCCAGAGAATCGTTGGATGATCGCCACCTGTAGGAGTCGGTTACCAGTCGACGGGATACCTGACCCGTACCATTCGATGTCAGCACTGGGCATCACCAGTAGCCACATCACGCGGCCCCCAGCAGGCCGAGGATGAAGTGTCGGTAGTCGGCGTCATTGTCGAGCATCCCCCACTGATTACGTAGTATGCCCTCGTACCCCATAGTCAGCACCTCCCATGCCTTTTCTTCCTTGTATCGCTTGAGCATGTACGGGTTGCCGACCTTATCCTTCACAGCCACCTCGTCTGCCCGATAACCGCCACCGGTCAAGGATGAGAGGCTGCTGACTGTCTCCCCGTCGGCACGCCGCTCCCAGAATGCTCGTTCCAGTCGAACGATATCAGGGTTGACCGCCTCCATTCGATGCCCGAGTTCGTGAACGTAGAGAGGCACGTCAGTGTTACGCGATGACGGGATGTGTACGAGACCGACCCGGGTCGGCTTGTTGTCGACATAGCCGGTGCCGCTCCACTGCCAACCACGCTTGTCACCCGCAGTGACGTTGCGCACGGTGAGAGGACCGTCAGCGTTAGAAGCGACGACCCAGTCAGTCGGGTAGTACGACATCGCCTCCAGTGTCTGCTCCTGATACACGCCCCGTGTCTGTGCCGACATACCACGCGGAGTCAGACCCCTCACTGACAAGCCCTCGGCCGTGTTGAACGTGACACCTTCGACGGGTGGCCCCATCGGTCGCACACTCCCCAGTACGTCGCGCAGCGTCTCCCGGTACGCATCAGCACCCGCCTGTCTCCGACGTCCAAGGTCGGTACTGGCCGCAAGGGCATCGTCATATTCACCCGCAATGGCTCGCCACTCGGGACTCCACTCTCGCATCATGCGGTCAACCTCGTCGGGCGTTATGACGGTGCCAGCACGTGACTGGGCCACTCTCCACTCTGAGTGAGTGCCATCGAACCCCTGCGTCTCTCGCACCCAACGATCCTGCGTGCGGACCCGGCTGCCGCCGAAGGCCGTGCTCGCAGCCTTGAACCGATCCTTCACGGCAGCGGCCTCGATGTCGGTCGGTGCCACGTAGCCACTAGCAGAGAGCCGTCGCTGAATCTCGGTGTCGATGTTCTGACCGATCTGTCGAGTCTGCTCCTCTGCCCTACGCATCGCATCATAAGGGCGACCATCACGATCGAAGTCGTAGATATGGGGCACCTTGTAACCGTCGATCAGTCGTTCGTGTTCGTCACGGAACGCCTGCTCAGGGTCGACCTCCATCGCGGCGATGTCACCGATCTCATCTTCGATGGCTGCCGTCTCAGGGTCAGCCTCAGCATCTGACCTAGACGTCGGTGTATCACTGGGCATCAGTACCGCCGTGCACACACAATTCGGATGCGCCGGGGGCATGTCGACGTCGATACTGAACGGCTCATCCCACGGCACCACCTCACCGTCGAGTTCCTCGCAGATGGGGCAGTCCCCAGCAATCCATTCCTTCTTCGACTCGGGGTCGATCTCCTCAGCCTCAATGCCTTGCGCCCACCCCAGATACCTGCCCGCGTTCTCGGCTCGTAGCACTTCGGTGCGAGCGATCGTGCGAGCCCGCGACTCGGTCAGTCGACCACTCAACCCATCACGAGTCGACTGGGCCAATGCCCGAGCCTCAACCTCCGATGCCCCGCCCTTGATCGCATCAAGAAATGTACGCTCGTACGAGTTCGCCAACTGGGCAGCACCACGCGATGTCACCCCGACCGTGTCGCGGAGTGCACGAGCCGTGTCATCGACGGTGCGCTGATATATGAACGAGTCGGTGACCGTCTGACGGATCGCCTCACGAGTCGAGTCAGTGACAGCCGTCACCAGTCGGGCTGCTTGCGCCTCAGCGTAAGCGATGGTCCGAGGGTCTGTGGCATCGAACCGGTACGTGAAGTTGCCAGCGTTGACCGACTGGCGTCCTGCCAGAGTCAGTGCCGACTGGAAGGGTTGAGTCAACCCGGTCAGCCTTCTGCTGATTGTCTGATACGGGGCCGAGTCGAGCATTTGAGCCACCGACCCGGTACGCAAGATGTCGCGGATCGTCGTCGCATTCCATGAGTCACGGAACGCCCGGGCCGCCTCATGAAAGGCGTCGGCGACCTCCCGTTCCAAGGCGGTCATCCCAGCAGGTCGGGACCCACCCGGCACACCTGTGGTGCGGCGAGCCTTGACGACGAGTGTCATCGCCGCTTGGCAGTGGGGATTGTTGTCGACTCTGGCATCACACCACGGTCACTCTCAGCCGGTGGCAGACCCGCCACTGACCGCAGGTAGTCCTCTAGCGGACCGTCGGGCATGAGTGCGCCAGCCGCGCTCAACTTCTGGACGAAGTCGGCGATCTCACCGAGGTCGACATGGCTGACCTCTCCATAGGTGAGTGACGGCGGTGTGTCGGTATGTAGTCCATTCAATTCCAGCAGTCGAGGGATCGCATGAGTGTTGACGACCTCGGCGATGCTCTTGGCGATCGCATCGACTGACATGCTCCAGAGGTCCATCTTGGATGTGCCGAGTGCGAACGATCCGACCCGGTCGTGACCGAGGAGTAGGAAGTCGGCGAGGACGCTCATGGCGATCCTCTGGTCGTAGCGGGTGATGACCCTGTCAGTGTCGAACTGTCGAGCACCACCGGCTGACATGAGGGTCAGGTCGAACAGTTTGCGACCACCCTCATCGTAAGCAGCAGGGAAGATCACACCCTCCTGCTCGTTGCGCTTGATGCCAGTCACGATCTCTTGGATCGCGGTCAGTACCGCCTGCTGCGCTGACGTTGCTGATGAGGACAGATACTCGGGGGGCACGTAGGCGACGGGCAGACCAGCGAGGTCACGTTCGATACCGACGGCTTCGATCTCTTCGATGCGGCGCTTGTAGTACCACGGACGATACGAGTTGCGTAGCAGGCTACGTCCCTCAGGGTTACCCTTGCTGACGGTGAACCTGAAGAGCAGGGCCTTGTCGATGGGGATCAGTACCTTGCCTTGAGCACCGGGTTCACGGTTGTACGGGTCGTTCTGGTACATCCCTTGAATGCCACCGGTCGTGTCCATGTCCCATTGCCATAGGCTCTCTTGGGCTCGGATGGGCCACTTCCGCCACCCGATGCGACCGTCATTGAACTTGCTTCGACGGGTCGGGTCCTTCTGGTCTGGGCCTTGGCGACGCTTATAGACGACCTCATGATATGACCAGCCGAAGGTGAGCATCGACAGAATCTGCGCTAGGGTCACGTCCCACGACTCCGACATATCGTCGAGGCAGCCGTCGATGAACTCGGCCAGTGCTTTGCTGTCGGACGAATCGTCTCCCGGGTCGACCCGCCATTGCAGCCGGGTGATGATCTTCTGGATCGAGTAGAGCATGGCACCGATGACCGGGTCATTCTCGCTCATGTCGCGATAGATACGGGCACCCTTCACCCCATGCAGGGCGGGCAGTATCTCTTCGGTGATCGCACCAGATGCTCGACGTAGACCACTCGTACCGAGTTCGGTCAGGTCATCTTTCGGGGCCACTACTGGTCGCCGCCTCTCATCATGCCGATGACGAGTGTCATGGCCTGCTCCTCAGTGAACCCTGCCGCCTGCATGCTGGTGAACAACTCGTGTGCTTGTGCCGCCATCGCCGCTAGTGCGGTGATGATCGGTGTCGGTGACCTGTCGGCGTTGTCCACTGCGCCTTAGTGTAGCCCCCACTAGGGGCCATGAGACGGGCCTGACGGGGTTGCTCACGCTTATGGTGTCTCCTGATCTGATGCGATGGGTGGTCCCCATCGGTGGCCTAACTCGGTGTCGTAGCCGATGGCGAGGGTCGATCTCAATGGTCGCACCCCGGGGGGCAGGAACAGTGTGACGAGTGCTCGTTGCCCGTCGGGCAGGGTGAACGTCACTGGCACATACTCGGTGGGTGGTGGGGTGGTCTGCTCGGGTCGTAGGGTCATGCCGGGTCCTCTCGGTGGTCGTCACGACAGCGCGGGCATGTCCACGTGTACCCGCCACTACCGTCGGCGTACACGTCGACCAGACCATCGAAGTCACACCTGCCGACCTGCTCCCATCCGGTGATCGTCCCGAGGTCGTCGACGATGTCTCGGTACTGGGGTGCCTCGCATTGTGCCTGAGACTGGACTGGTTCGCTGAAGTTGGTCGACGCACTGTAACGGGGTGCCCCGGTTCCGATGAAGGCGACGATCACTGTGGCCCTCCGTCGTAATCTGCGAGCAGGGCGTCTCGTAGGGCGTCGAAGTATGGGGCGTCATCGTCGGACTCGACGAGATCGCGAGCGGTCAGGGCTGGCTCAGGGGTGCGAGGGGGGAGGGTGCACCCATGATCGACGTGCCATGTTTGCAGGGCAGGGTACGTGCCGGTGAACTTGGCCCCGCACACGCATGAGGCTTGACAGGTGGTGGTCATCGTTGGCTCCTTCGTGGGTCGGTGGGTTGCTGCCCATGATGAGGATGGCATCAGTACCACCCGTACTTGCCTGAGGCTGCTCGTGACTGCCAGCGGTCCCATGCTCGGCACGGGTCACCGTAGACGGCCCCGATGTAGCGCAGGCCCCACTTGATCTGGACTGTCGTGTTCGTCTTCCACCCGCGCCCCATCTTGCGGCCGGGGTGTGCTTGGGGGATGCCCCACGTCCGGTAGCCGTCGCCGTTGTTGGCGTTCCAGCGCCAGTCTGATTCGTGTTGCCAGAGTGAGGCGAGGCACGACCACTGTGCGCCGGTTGACCAGCCGTAGCGTCGCGCCTGATAGCGGGCTTCAGCCTTCGCCTGCGCCCGAGTGCCCCGGTACAGGTCCCGGTGCGGGACAGGTACTGCTGTGAGGCTTACACGGGGGCTCTGGAGGGCGACAGGGTCGTGTGCGACGGTGGCCCCGACGATCGTCGTCGGCCAGTAGATCAGGGCAGCAGACCCTGCGCCGACGAGTGTCATGGTTCGCCGGTTCATCATCGCCCCTCTGTGGTCTCTAACATTCGGTGAAAGGCTTCCACCTCGGCATCGTGGGCCACGTGCCATTCAGGGCTGCCGAAGGTCGCCGTCTGCTTGACGTGTACGGCCTCGTGCCACACCTGATCTACTGTTGCCCGACTGTGGTGGTCGGCTTCGGTGAGCGGGTAGTTGATGGGCTGGTCAGTGGCGACAAGGTGAGCACCGCCGGTCACGACCTGCGAGCAACGCTGACAGCATTCGGCGGGCACGCCCCTGTACTGCTGGACGGTGATGGTGGCGTGGCAACAACTTGATCGACCGTCGTTACGACGTCGGGTGTCGGGTCTCATGGTGATGGCTCCTTCGGTTGAGTGGGTTAGTTGGTGGTGCCGATATCGGCGGCGATCGGGTAGTCGACGAGGCGGGCGATCACGGCGCGAGCGACCCCGCCGCGAGTCTTCTCACGGTTCACCAGCATCGTGCAAAGGGAATCGGCACCCTGCTCGGTGACTTCCCAGCCGGTCCAGTGGCCACGCCATTCGGAGTCCCCGATAATCAGGCGCCCGCTGGCAGTGCGAAGGTAGATGCTGTAAGACGAGCATCCCTGTGCTACGCGCCGCGTCAGGGTGGCGGTGACTCCGTGGGCGGCCAGTGTGACCACCAGCCGCTCCCAGCGGGCTAGAGCGCCCTGCGAACTCTCAATCATGGTGGCTCCTAGTTAGTGGGGGTGGTGGTGTGGGTGACGATCGTGTACGTGCCACGGGTGACGCGGAGCATCTTGCCGCAGCAGATGCACTCGTCGTGGGTCTCGCTTCGGGTGAGGCCGAGGCCGAGGTTGTTGCTGCCGGGGCACGTGGTGATGTTCATGGTGGTGGCTCCTTCGTGGTTGGTGGTGTTGGACATGACCCCAACTTAGGGGGGGTTAGTGAACCGTGTCAACTACCGAGGCCGCCTCGGTCTGTCGGCGAGTCGCCCCATACCTCAGAGCACTCCAGCCAGTCGAGGTACAGGTCACCAGCAGCCCGAGCACGTTGCTCGTCATCGATCTGTCGAGCCAACGCCTCCACCGGCTCCCACGCCCGAGCAATCAACCACCACATCACCAGCACATACCCGAAGAGCAAGACACCCCCGACGATGACCACACCCACGATCAGCCCGACCCACGACGTCACCCCGGTCACGTCATCACACCTCGGGCATCACGTACTGCTCGCACACACACTGTGACTCGTCGAGTCGGTGCGTGCACCATTCCATCGTCGGGTGATGTTCAGCCTGCGGGTGCTTACACCCGGCACACCGAAGCAGTAGGGCAGCCAACATAGGTCACCTCCTAGAAGGGGGGAATCTCTTCGTCGGTCTTCGATGGTCCCCACGGGTCGGCCGTCGACGTCGACCCGTGACCCGGGGCTCGCTCACTACGGTGCACGGTCACAGTGGTGCGTCGCATCGACGCGGCGACCTCGGTGACGTTCACCTCCATACGTGACCCCTTCGACCCGTCCTTGCCTTCCCATGATCGGGTCGAGGCGTAGCCGATGGCGATCACCGCATCACCCTTGCCCAGTGATTCGCACACGTGCTCGGCGATCTTGTCCCAGACGGTGCATGGCCAGTACGTCCGGTCGACGTCGTTGTCCCACGTACCGTCTGCCCCCTTCACTGATCTGCTCGTGACGATGGTGAAGTTGGCGACAGCCTTCCCCCCACTGGTGAACCGCAACTCGGGGTCGGCTGCGAGGTTGCCGACGATGGTCAACTGACTGGACATGGCTGGGCTCCTTGAAGGTCAGGCTGCGCTCGTGCGCTCAGCCGGTTGATGGTAGGTCAGGTGCAGGGGGGTGGCAGTGATCCCTCGTGCGCGTCGGATCACTTGCCGGTCGCTGTCGGTGGTGCCACCCCAGATGCCCACGACTCGGACGGTGAGGGCGTAGTCGAGGCAGGCCGTGACGTGGGGGCAGACCCCGCACATCCTTTGCGCCGCCCGGTTCGCTGAGGTGATACCGATCTCGGGGAACCAAGCCTCGGGGTCGGTACTGGCACAGACTGCTGACGTGAACTGGTCTGGTATCACTGGGGGTGGCTCCGCTCTAGTAGGACTGACACTAGCGCCCGGGTCTGACTGTCCCGGGCAAGACTTACAACGACCCGACCATTGCGGTAGACGGCTGCTGCGGCGACCCCGTCGTAGCCGGTTCGCCCGGGTCGTAGCACGGTACGGCACAAGGCGACTGCTGTGCATCGTGCACAGTATGCGAGGCCACGTGCTGCGGTCATGGGTTCGATGGCGTCGAACAGTTTCGGGTCGGCACCGACGCAGGCGGCACTCTTGTTGAGCGCATCAATGAGTCGCGTGTCCACACCATCAGGGTACTCGTGACCGGTGCTCTGACCTAGCCCCGATTAGGGTGGCGTGTTGGTGGGGTGCTCGTGACGGGCGAGGCCGTTCGTCGAGCAGGCGGTTCAAGTCTCCGAACCTTTCGACGGTCAGTGTGTGTACCTGACTCCATGATCGCTCACCGTCGCGAAGGTGTGGGGGGAACCGTTCACTCGTCGGCGTCATCGTCGGCGTCCTGCACGTAGCCGACCGTATCGACGCAGTACGAGAGCAGCCCGAGGTGTCGCCACGGCGGGTTCCGATCGTCTGCCCCGACGTACGTCCAGAACTGTCCGTCGGCATCCATCCACTCTGAGACGATGACCCACCCGGTACACATGGCACCCTCGGGGAAGGTGTCCTTCGACATCGCCACCAGTAGGTCTTCCATCGACGGACTCGGGGTTGGGGTCGAGTTGGGATCGGAGCCGGGGGCGGGCTGTTTGCGTGGGGCCATGTTGCCAGCGTACGGGGTGCCTACTCATCGGGGATGCTCATCTCATCGCTCGCCTCTGGGGGGGGCGTAGGGGCGTCGAAGAACTCGTAGGTCTCACCGTTCACGATGACGAAGATACGTGCCGTAGGGGGCTGCTGTGCCCCTGTCATGGGGTGCCTCGGGTCATACCGACGTCGAGGGCAGCACGGTAGGCCATGACAGCCCGACCGTGACTGTCGACGGCCTGCACACGGACCCGACGTTCTACGACGGTGAGCAGGTCGTCAGGGACGATCAGGGTCGACCCGTCAGACCACCGCCACTGCTGCACCTCGTCGTCATCGGTGAGTACCCATGACACTGACTGGTTCCCGGCGGGCTCGATGTAGGTGACGTCGATCCGTCGTTCGTCGGAGTCGACCAGTGGCAGCGAGACGCCGACGTCCACTTGGACAAGGCGGGTCAGTGTGAGCCCGTCGATCTCGGTGATGGTGGCGACGATCGCATACTCGACTCGGTCGCTCTCTGTTTGGGTGTGTCGGTGTCGGGTCGTCATGGTCACGGTCGTTGTGGTGGTGGTCATGGTGGCTCCTTCTAGAAGGGGGGTCGGAGGGTGTCGAGGTCGAGCAGGGCATCGTGCAGTTCGTTGCGTAGGCGGGTGACCTCAACCAGTAGTCGGTCCATCCTTGTCTCGTTGCGTTCGATGGCCAGCCACCGGATCGTATCGAGTGGGTCGGGGGTGACGTTGCTCGTGGCGTCGTGGTGGGCTTCGGCACGGGCGGTGATGGCATCGTCGAGTCGCAGGGTCACCTCGGTGGCCCCTGCCGTACGCATCGAGTCGATGAGTGAGTCGAGGGCGGCAGTGGGTAGTGACACGATGCCAGCAGTCCCGATGATGCTCATGCCGTCACCCCCGACTCGGTGACGTACACGCACGTCCAGCCGGGAATGATGACTCGCACTCTGGTCTCGTATCCGACACTGGTCAGGCTGTCGACGACGTGATTCACGTCGAGGCTCCTGCCCCTAATGCTGACCACGGCTGACTCTGTCGCTGCCATCGGTGGCCGCATCCAGCGGCTGACCTGTAGTGCCGGGGTACGGTCCACGCGGGAGGGCTGACTGGGGCACATCCCTGCCTGTCGCAGTGTGCGGGACACGACCATCGCGGTGGCCTTGCGGGCGGTCATGCCGTCACCTCGTCGCGGGTCATGTATACGGTGATGCCGAACATCGACACGGGCACGAGGGCGTCGATCGGTAGGTGCAACCGCCGAGCCGTGTTGCTGATGACCCACTCGCCGTCCATCGTCATCAGTCGACCCGTGTTAGCGCGAAGCCATGCGCGGCCCCGCTGGTACTCCTCGTCGGCGCACAGAGCGCAGTCCCTGTTGTCGCACTCAGTGATGCCGTAGGACAGGGCATCTGCGAGGTCTCGCCACATTGCGGGTGCCTCACCGGACCCGTTCTCGTACCCGGCGGTGATGACGTGACTGAAGGTGGTGGCGAACACGTAGCCGGTGGGCGAGTCGAGGTGGTAGTCGACGCGACCCGACCCGCCGTCTCGGGTGACGCGCACGTTGTACTGGTCTGCGAGGGTCATGGTCTTCTGCTTACTCATCGTGGCTCCTTCGGTGTCGGTGATGGGTGGTGGTCAGGTCGTGTACAGGCAGATGCCGAAGGGGTGCATCTCGGCCAGTTCGGCGAGTGCAGCCTTGCGGGTAGGGAAGTCCTCGACAAGGGGGGCGTCGAACCAGCGGGGCACGAGTTCCCCGGTCTCGGTGCGTTGGCACTCGGTGGCCGGGTACACGTCCCATCCGTCGGCGTGGTGCCAGACGACGGGGGCGCACTTGGCGCAGCGCCTCATGCCTTCACCGCCTTGTGCGCCTGACCGGCCATCGTGGGGCACCAGTCGTAGGTGCCGCCCTCGGTGGTGTCGACCCAGCGGTTGTCTTCGATGACTATGGTGGCGTCGCAGTTGACGCAGGTACTGGTGAAGCGTCCCCGGTCGGCGCTGGCGAACGCGAGGGCTACTAGGTCGGCGGTGGGGATGAACGGGGCCTTGGCGTTGGTACGGGTCACGGTAGTCATGGTGTTGGCTCCTTCGGGGTGGGGTTGGTTAGAGGCTGTGGCGAGTGGCGAGACGGTACACGGTGCGAGGGTTGGCGAGGTGCGCGGCGTCGTAAGCGTAGGTGCCCGAGTAGTTCGCGTGTCGTTTCTCGCTGACGATCTCCACGCACATCCAGATCGTGATGGGCTGGTCGGTCTGACGTGCCCACACGCGCACGTGAGTAGCGATGGTCTGGGCTGCCTCGGTCTTGTTCATACCCCCAACTTAGGGGGGGTTAGGGGTTGGTGTCAAGTACCAATCTGTCACCGCGTGTCCCCGCCCCCCACCCCGTCGACCACATCAACCCCCACCAACACACCACCCCACCCCCCAAC